TAACTTTTGGGTTATTTTAAAAAGCTTGAATAGTTTTTGTTTATATACTCATAGGCGTAAAAAAAGAGGTAACTCTGGTAACTGGAATAACCTATTTCTGAACCTAGATCTGTAGAGAAAAAAAAATAAAAAAAATTCCTGTACAGACACAGGTTGAGAAACAGGTTACTTCGGTTATCAAAGTTACCTTTACAATTCTTTTATATAACAATCCAATAATCAACCTACCAATTCATGTAACAATCCTTAAATATACCACTATTACTACGGTAGTGGTATGCCAGTAAACTTTGTTCCAATAATGATACCAGAAGATTTTAGAGTGTTTTTACAATCAGTAAAAGGTGACTTATCTTATGAGAAATATATTAAATCACAGTTTCTTCTACTACTTGAATTACAAGAATGGAAACTATCACAGTTGAGAGATGAAAATTGGGATAGATCAGATGATACTTTAGAAGATAACACCGCCAGTGAAAATGCATCCAAGCACACTGACGGTAAAGAACCACACGGACTGGATGGTATAATATGAGTGGTTATAACTCAGATAAAAAACCTTCGACACCGAATGAATGGGCTGATTTTTGGCGTTATGTCATTGGTGTGAACGTTATACCAGCAGTCAACCGAACCAAAACCCCCAAAGTTACTTGGAAAGAATATCAAGATGCACCCATACCCCAAGAACTGCATGACGAATGGAAATCGAAAGGTATGTTCGATGATGGATTGGCATCTATTATGGGTAAAGTATTCCATAATGAATCATTAAAAGACTACTGGTTAAACATGGTTGACTGCGATAACAAGTTAGGCATAGAACAAATGACTGCGAATATTATCGAATTGGCTCGTGGTACTTTGGTTGAGCAAAGTGCAAACCGTGAGAAATGTCATGTTTATTTTTACACAACCGAACCCCTAAAAAATAGGGTACTCCAAAATCCAACACTTGATGATCTGCCAAAAATTGAGGTAAAGTCAAGGGGTAGAAATCTAAGTTATTGTGCTGGTGGCAAGCATAAAAACGGGTCATTGATTGACATCATTGACAATAGAATCCCAAAACATGCTGATGGGTTTCAACTTGAAACCTTTATGGCTGGTATTTTCGCAAAGTATGAGCCAAAGAAAACAACACTGAAAGCATCACCAACTGAACATGACATGGTTAACGATCTTATAACCAGAAAGGAAGATTCTAATCGAGGGGATTTATTGATGAAAATTCTTTTCAAACAATTCTCTAGTATGTCCATTGATGTTCTAAAAAAAGATGATGTGTTATCATTTGCAAAAGACTTGGTTGCAAAGATGAAATATCCTATAGTTGATGACAGACTTGCTGGATGTGTTGATTGGGTTTATGGCAAAAGAATTGAGGATGGTGACATACGATTATCATATAACCAAAACAAAAAAGAAATGGATAGGATGAATATTTTATTAAAAAATAATGATGATCTCGAAGCACAAAGAAAATTTCAAAAGGAGTTCCCAGAAATATATGAATCAAAAAGAAAAAGTATTTACAAAGTTGCAAAAACAGATATTCATAAAGAAACCAAAAATATTGCTGAGGAAGAATATACAGATGATGATTATATGATTTCTCTTGGCGATAAAATTATGAGTGAGTACACCTTCAAAACAATGACAAATCATGGACACGGTGATCATGAAACAAGATTTTATGCCAATGGTAGGTATCAGGTAGGGGGGGCTGAGGTTATATCATCTAGAGCAAGAAAACATTGGAGTAGTATTAAAAAAGGTCAGGTAAGTGAGGTGGTTGCATATATACAATCATTGACTGGTTGGCACAGACCAGAAGAATTTGATACAAAATCAAATTTGATTAATTTAAAAAATGTGACATTTGATTTACGAACTGGATTGCCACGGGATTTAGACACAGAACATCTTACAATGATACAAGTACCTGTGTACTATAACCAACATGCAAAGTGTCCACGGTTTGATAAATTCTTACACGCATCACTTGAGGGGGATGAAAAGAAAATCAGAATGGTTTTGGAGATGATTGCATTGTGTTTCATCAAGGATAATTTTCTTTTACAAAAAGCATTTATGAATACAGGCTCAGGTTCAAACGGCAAGTCAGTTTTATTCGGTATCATGTATTCAATGCTTGGTAATGAAAACGTCAGTACCAAAACAATCCATGACTTTGATAACAATCAGTTTGTCGGTGCTGGACTTGACCGCAAGCTGGCAAACATCTGTGCGGATGTCGGTTCAAAGGGTATAACCAGTACGGAAGCATTAAAGAAAATAATTGGTGGTGACTCTATTGAGTGTGAGTACAAGTTTCAAATGTCCTACTCGTTCATACCTTATGCGGATTTAATTTTTAGTGCCAATGACGTACCGCATGTCGAGGACACCAGTGACGGATTTGCAAGAAGATTTGAACTGATAGAATGGACAAAGTCGTTCTATGGTGCAGATCGTGACCATACAGTCCAGACAATAAAACACGATCCAGAAGAATTGAGTGGTATCTTTAACAAGTTAATACCAATATTTAGTTATCTTTTCAAACATCAAAAACTGATGTATGAAAGTACGGTTGCAGATGCACGAATCGCATGGTTGAAAAAGTCTGATACGGTTCTAAGATTCATTGATGACATGTGTATAACCAATAGAAAATATTTTACTCCCGTCAGCGTGTTAAGAAATGCGTATGAAAAATTCTGTGCTGAAAATGAACTAAATGATGTTGACAATAAGGATTTTATCAGACGTATGGTGCGACATGGGTGCACAAACAAGGGGAAGAAAGAAAATGGGGATGTTTACAAAGCATGGTTTGGTATCTGTTTAAAGTCAGAAGAATCAAAGTTTTTGGTGAGTGGCGATAACAATACAATGGACAGTTTTAAGGATGAATGAAAAACTTGACTATACCAATGGCGAGTGTACAAGACACATACACAAGTTTGAAGACTTGACAAAAACAAGGTTGGATGATTGGTCTGCACCTGTTATTCAGCGTATTGTTTACACGTCTGAAAAGCCTGTTGTTGTTTATGATGACTATGACGGGTACACTTGGATAGAACCGTTTGGGTTTTATTTGAGAAACACCGATCCTGTCAGATATAACCTAATACAAAAAAGCCATGATGATAACAGGGACTTTGGAACGTCAGGCGAAATTTTATGGATAAACAGTTGTGAGTATTGTGGACATGGTATCTATCATGAGAAATATTTTATTGTCAATGACGTTGTAAAATTAAAAATGAGGATAGGCAGTTTTTGTGTCAAGTATTTTTACAATGTTATGTCTGATACGGACAACGTCAACACTTACAAACTTAAATTAATGTTGAGACAGTTCAATGATTGGTGGATGGACAGGGTTATATTTCTGCTTAACGCATATCCACAGGACTACGGTTATGGTTATCATCGTGACCTTCGTACTGGCAAGTATGCAGGCGGTCGTCTTTATGCCGAACCTAAAAAATTATTGAAGGAACTAATGTCTTTTAATAATTTCTGGACAGCACCCACTTTAAAACAACTAAAACATATCAATACAGTAGCAAAAAACTGGGAATTGCCGTCAATGTTTGAGGACACCGATACGACATGAGGTGCAAGTCATGCGGAAAGGTGGTAAGGGTGGCAACAAAGTATCACTGCTGGCAGGTCGCACAGCAGTGCGGTGCGTGCCACTATGTGGGCGGTGTAAGATAATGGCTGGCAGAAACTACGAGCTGTACTCGTACTGCAACGGCTGTACTGAACGTCCTCTGAAACAGTATTCAAAAGACATGCTGAGATGCCCAGCATGCAATCAGAAGCTAAGACACAAGCCAAAGTCATGCTCTGCGAAAAAAACTGCCGAGAGATACTATGCTCATCTTTAAATATAAGTATAGTTTGGTATAGTCAGGGCATGACTAGACCAAGAATTGATTATGATACTCAGTGCATTTGTATGGAGTGCAATCAGGTCTATCTGAAGGAATTACGTCTAACAATGTGTCCAAATATCAACTGTCACAACTCTCATTTGAGGTTCCAGTCAAGAAGTCAAACGACTAGACGCAGACGAGAGGTCAAGAGGTATTGAGGTGCAAGCTTTGCGGAGAGACATTTGACGAGGACGACAGGTACAGGCACCAGAGTCAGAAACATTTTTGGTACTTGGGGGACATAACCGATGATTGAAATAATTATGCTGTTGATGCTGGGCGGTGACACTGACATGTCAACCCAACTGGCATTTAATGTCGACGAACAAAACGAAACCGTGGACATGTTGCAGACCGAATATGACATACTTCAAGAGGAACTGACACTGATTCAGACAGACATGAACGTAAAGTATGCCGAGTGGATAAAATTAAAGTATCTTGAAGAAAACAACAACGACAGTGATGCCGTGCAACATTATCATCATTCCAACACAGGCATAGCAAAAGACGAATGGCGTGCAATGAACAGTGACATGGAAGACATGAGGGACAGGCTTGACGAGTTAAAATTTGAACTGGACACTGAAATCGTACTGCTTGAAAAGATGGAAAAGGACTTGGAAAACCTGTTAAAGGCAAATTCAGACACCGTGAGATATTCAAACACAAGCATATCTCTGTCAAAGAACTGTCAGACAATGATTAAGTACGAACTGTACACGAAATGCCCTACCTATCGGGAACTGTTTGACATGTTTGACAACTCCGACCCGACTGTCTCAGGCATGATGGTCGACTATGGATATGACATTTCAAGGGAAGACATAATGAAAAAACACTGGAAGTTCTATGAAACGTATGATGATTTTGAACTGGTAGTGGTTGACCCTGACTCTGACTTTCAGCACAAGAGTATCAACATAGAGATTCAGCCAAGAGCATTTACGTCACTTGCACTAATCGGTGACAGCAATACAAAGAACTGGACTAACGAAAGCTATACGACTTGGCATAACTTTAAGGTTGACGACAACTGTAAAAGAATCATGGTAGCACCTGACTTGGAATTGATAGCCGAGGCTGTCGAGTTTGCTCGCAACAACTGTGACGGTGAAATGACACTGTTGGAAAACAAGACAGTCAAGCGTGAAAGCACTGAATGGAGTGACCGTGACTGGCGTTCTTCACCGGCATTGGTATATCAGGACTGGCTAAGGAACGCCATTGAGAACAACAAGGGACTGAGATTGGGACTTGACTAACAAAAAATATAACGGAAAGTATGACAGGCTTCCGACATGGAAAAGACTGTTGCATCAGAACGCCGGATTTATCGTAATGGGAATATCAGTGGTCATAATATTCTACGCTTGGACTCTGTATGACCAAGACCAAGAGTTCTATTCCTCATGGAGTTGCAGTAAGCTTTACGGGTACATGGTTACCGAGTCAAACTATGGCTATCCAGACCATGACGACTTGACTGAAGCACAGCATTTGAAACTGCATGAAATCTATGCCAACGAGTGTACCACTGACGAGGAATGGCAACAGGAGTTGGACGATATGAAGATGAAACACTAGCCGTACGGATTTTAATCTTTAAATACAACATAGTAAAAATTATATCTATGGCTAGATGGGACTCTGACATTACACCGACACAGGATTTAGTCCAGATTAAACGTGACAAGTTAAAAAAATTATTGGCATTGTACGGCATCGCCGGTGCGTTGACAGGCGTATCATTCGGACTGTATTTTTCGGGAGCTGTCTGCTAATGCCTATCTCTGGATTCGGTTACGGCGTTACAAACTACAAGGTAAAAGACGGCAAACGTTGCCCTGCCTGCGGAAAGACAAAATGCAAGCATGGCAAGGGCAGACGACCCAGAGTATTCTAATGCAAGACAAGGTAAACTATATTTCCCCAGAAACTTTTGAGGACATAATCAATCACGTTCCGGTTCTGGGTATTCGCAAATGGCTGGACAATGACATTCAGATGCTCTATAAGATAATGTACTACTGTGCGTTGAGAGCCAACGAGGCAATTAATTTAAAAAAAGAGGGATTCAACTTGGAAGACAGGGAAATATATCTGGGCAAGACCAAGACCAAGAAACAGGACACGGCACACATACCTCATATCTTTGTACAGGAACTAAAGACTTGGCTGATATTCAAGGAAAAAGGCAGACTCTTTGAGGGACTGACCTATCCAAGACTGTACTCATGGTGCAAGAGGATAGGCACTGACTTGGATATTGCCGCATGGCAAAGTCTTGAAACTGAAGTGGGTGAAAAAGTTGTGACACATTTGATGAGGAAAAGTATCGGCAAGGAGATGCTAAGCGGAACCTATGGCGAGAAGGCTTCGTCAATACCAGTAATATCCAAACACCTCAGACATTCAAAGCCTTCAATGACCGTTGACCACTATCTTAAAGCCAGTCTTGAGTCAGTCAAAGAGGCATGGTAGTATTTTTATAGTATTAGTTTTGTACAAATATCATGCCGTTTAAGAAAGGAAACAAACCTCACAACAAGGGACATGTAAAAGTTGGCTCACATTTTAAGGCAAAGCCAAAAAAGAAATGACGGGTGTAAAAGGTTCTTGCAGAACAAAATACAATCGTTCTATTCCAAAGACTTACAAAAAAAAGAAAAGTAAAAAGAAATAGTTATTTTTTAAACTGACTCATAAAGGCATCAATCAATACCACGCAATCGTTTACCGGTTCGCTTGTATCAACTAGAAACGACTTGTTTTCCACGAACTTCAAGTCAAACTGAATGTCCTTTGTGACCATTACCACGTCGTCCCTAGTCACAAGCCAGTCTTCCAAGTCATAGTCGGAAACCCCCTGCGGCTTGAAGACCAAGTCATGTCCAAGTTTTTTTAGCTTCCTTACCAGCTTCACGTCCCTGATATTCTCGTCAAGAAATATTTTTTTCATGATTAGTAATTATCACGGGGTGTATTAAGTGTATAGGTTTCTATGGTAAATAACATTACGGCTCGTTGGGTTCGACGGGTCTGCATTTTGTACAAAAATGAAATCGTTTTGTCATGTGCTAGTATTTGGCAGAACTGATATAAGATTTTCCTGAAAAGCCAGCCATGCCATAGTGGCACAGGGCACACTGCTGGCAAGTCCAGTTGTGTCTAGGCTTGTGGTTGTGAGAGCACTTGCCGCATGTCTTGCACCTCATGCGGATTCCTTTTTTAATTTTCTTCCTGAAACTGGGACGTTAAAATAATGACACTTTGCACACTGCTGGTTTGACTGCCAAGAGTGCCGTCCCTTTGTCTTGGTTGCCTTTACTGATTTTGTACAAATCTTGCACCTCATGCCGTCAACTTTGACCTTGTCTTTCTTGGCTTCTGCCTAGTTGAAAGCCTGCAACGACAGCACGGACAGAATATGCCCTCGTATGATATGCACAAACAGCAGCTACTGCATTTTTTGTAAGTCGTATTTTTAATGTCCCTTACGACTTTCTTGTGGGCGTACACTGGTTTTGTACAAATACCCTTGCATCTAAAATTCATCTTTTACGCTTCCTTTTTTTCTTTGGTGCCGGCTGTGAGCTGAACATCTGAATCATCTGCAAAGTTCCCACACCTATCACGCCCATTACATGACCAGCCTGCTTGATGATTTGAATCTTTCTCTCTTTGGATTTTCTTTTTCTTTCGGTTTCTATTTCTTGCCTTGTCTGAAAGTCCGTGAGCCTGATGTTGTATTTTGTACATAAAATTTCCTGCATGTCAATGTCAAACCTAGACCACTCAAGCATGGAATAATTTTTTATGTATCTCATATGACACAAATCCATTTCAGTTTATGTCTTCTAAAGTGCGGCTTTGAATCTTTCATGTTAAGATAGATTTTTTTCTGCTTGTACACGGGGTGGCTTGTCTGTATCAGTTTGGAATTGCATACGTCACAGCACCCGTTTTCATCTACTGGAAATTGCTTCATCCCAGTTTTTTCAAAGTGTGACATGACACACACATATTTGAACGAGTTTCTCCCGTACTGCTTGCCAATCTGCTTTCTATGGACTGAGCTACCGTTTTTATTTACCCACATGATTTTTTTATCCATGTCGACAACTTCCAGATTATAATATCCATTGGTATCTTTGGTCATTGGCTTTACTGGCTCATAGCACAGAGAGCATATCCAGCCATCATCTTTTTGTACAAAAATATCATTCCTTGTGCCCGTGGCTGAACCTCTCACTCTCGCACCGTTTCTGATAAAATTTTTTCCAGACTGTGAGACTCTCTGTCTCTGCTGATACTTCATCTTAAAGACTCCTTAAGGCTGTCTTTGACTTGAAGCATTTCCTCAAGCATGTCAAGCACATACTCGACATTCTGAATGTTTTTTAAAATGCCCTCTTTGCCATCATCGGTCGGCTCTATGGAGTACATATCTTCAAGAAAATCATAGAGGCGGATGTTCAGCCAATATGTTTTTTTCAAATCCCTGTCATTCATTGTTCCAAGTCCTTCAAAAATTCTAATTCTTCTTTAAGACATTCAGTACAGATATGATGTTCTCCGATTGATTCAAACACATATAATTTTTTGTGACTATAACAATAATCACAAACCACAGGATGTTTTTTATTCATTGTCCGAACCCCTCGCCAATAGATTCAAGTTTTTCATATCTCAGGCAGTCCCGACAAACTAAAAAAACGGGTTCGTTAAAGGTACCGTTTTCGTTTTGTGTTGCGTCTATTGTCAAGTCTTTACCCTTGCAGTTCTTGCATTGAAAGTCTGTGAGGGTCATTTTAAACCCTCACTAATCAAGGCATCTAACGAGTCCACGATTTCTATTTTAAACCCGTCCTTGACCATGTCTGTTATTTCTCTTTGTGTATACTGGCTTAATCCATAAACTGAATCGTACCAGTAGAAAGTCCAGCCGTATTTTTTAGTCGGAACTTGTGCGACTTGTAGAGTTGTCATTTCTCCAAGTCCTCAATGTAGGATTCAAAACTAAACATATTTTCGTCACAATTAGGACAAAAATATGGATAATCCAGATTTGTTTCTAGCTCTAGTATGCTCTTACATCTTTTACATTTACGGATTATAATGTTCATTCTTCAAACCCTCTTTGATTTGTGACATTATACCATATTTCATATAATACAACATGTCCCCGTTCTGTTAAAAATCCATTACAGGCATCCTCAACAAGTTTTAGTTGTTCGGGTTTCAAATCATCACCGTCATGGGTATTTTGTAAAATACCCATTGACAGTTTGAATACTTGACTTTGTTCCATTATGATTGAACCCCCATCATTTTATTAACAGTTGCCTGAAAGAAATTATAACATTCCTTACATACTGTTTTTCCGCTTGAATAGGTGTGATGTATTTCGATACTATCACATATTGTACAAGTTATCATCATACAGTCCCCCTGATGAAGTGTTCATCATCATCAAACAGTTTTTTCCCTAAGCCGTATGTAAAACTGTGATACGGATTGGCATCCAATACCCCAAACTTGAAGCCCAGACACTTCAATGATACATTGTAAGGTTTACCCTCAACAAGTACAAAGAATGTATAATAATTCTTGTTTTTGTTTTCGTGTGGTACTTCATAAAGTATTGTCCCTTTTGGCAGTTTCATTAAAACGGCTAATGTGTTTAGCTCGCTTAGATACAAACTGGCTGTACTCATTCTTTTTTCGTTTATGTCTGTGATTTCATCACCTTGTTTTGTAAGTGAACCCCATTCGTAATGTGAACATATCAAATTATGTTCATCCTCACAGGCATGCTGTAAAATGCTTAGAATGTGGTGATGCCTCATATTGTCCCCGTTTGACAAGTCCGTGACTTTCTTGATTTTCAAGGCTTTTAGGCATCCCTTAATCCTATCCTCAAAAACGGTAGGAGCGATACCTGCATACTTTTTTGACAAGTCAGCATGAAATTTTTTATTTTCTTTTGAACCATGTTCTAGCCAGACCGATTTATCGGTTGTGTCTATGTGAGGCATCAGTTAAAATCACCTCTTAATATTTCGGCTACAACTAGATATAATTGCTCATAGATAACCGGAGTTTTTGAAAAATTACCCGTTCCTATTGAGTTAATCATGTTCTGACTTTGTTGAGTGATTTCATCAATCACTAACAAGTCTTGAACTTGAAACTTTGTATTCATACAGTATAGAAATCTATACTATAATAAAAGGGTTGGTAATCTTATACTAAATTATAGAATCACATAGAAAGAATCTATGAAACCGTTAATCTAAGGCGTTAGGGGGGGTGAATTGACTTGTATTTTTTAGGCGTGAGACTTTGTAGTTATTTGTTATAGAAAACTATACTTTAATTAAGAAGTGGTTAGAATAGTATGTATGAAACAACAAGAATGTATAACATTAGAAAAACTCCAAGACACTTTATTAAAAATTGGAATAGACGAAGAAACCGACGAATCAAACAATGAGGATGAATTACAAGAGGTTCAATATCAAATGAGCCAACACTTTATGTCTTGTAAACATCCAGACTGTATAACATCATTTCATGCTAGAGTTGAAGTGGGTATCCAGACAACCGACGGAGTTTACTTGAAATGAATCAAGCAAAAAGAAAAGCAATAATCCGCATAATTAAGATATGCGACAAATACGACATAACACCTAATGACATTGACCGTGGTATGATAGGTGAATAGAGTAGATATGACAACAAAACAACAGATAATTAAATATATGAACGAGGCAAGATCAACTCCAAGAATGACAAATATGGTCAAATTCATTAATGAAAAATCTACTGCAACAGCAAAGGTTAACACAAAATCACATTTCCATGTAGGACATACACACTCAAGTGGTGTAAGAATTGGAAGTGGTCATTCCACAATACACCATGTTGTAACTGTGACTGATTCAAATGGAATGGTTATGATTGATGAAGAAATTACACCAAAAGATTTTGCAGTTTGGGTATATGAGAATATTATGAATAGAAAACATTGGAGATTTAGTGGTTCAACAATGACTAAAGGCGATACGTCAATGACATTTGCAGAATGGGATACACAAGAAATCGAGAATGAAAAGAACGATACCACAAATTAATAATTAATTCCATTTTATTCTTTTTTTTAAAGTCTTAACCGCATAACATGTAATGTTATCAGGGTTATTTTGACAAAGACCCGCATCATGTTAACATTATCAATGTTAATTTCTAATTGTATTCCACTAAATATGGTTTTGATGATAACATAATTGAGAGCCTGATTAGTGACTAGATACAATTTTCTTAAAATATTTCGTGTATTGTGTCTCTAGTCAGTTTAACAAGTCCTTCTCTATATGTAAGCGAATAATTACACTCGTATGTTTACCATTTATGTACAAATTCTCAAATCCTGTATCATTTCGTTATTTTCGAAAACAAAAAAATTTTAGGCATGATTGGTAACAAAATATGCTAAACAGAACATGTGACGGACTTTTTTGTACATAATCTTATATCGTTCCGTTCATACACAAATTAGGGTGATATGTTATGCCACAAAGTAGACTACCTGACATTAATACCGCATTTATCAGGTATCGTTCAGAGGCAATCAACGCATTACACAGTAAGAACTGGTCAGCCATGCACGGTGCATTGAACGGCATCAACTCACTGCTTCCTATGGAATATCAGGTGGTCATATCCAGCACGGACTACGACCAGCTAGCCAAGACGGAGATTACCTACGGTTGCAACAAGTGCAGTGAAGCCATAGACAAGTCGGACGTACAGGTTTTTGAGCTGATACCTGACAGCATGCAGACTTTGCTCAACGGCAGAATGTTTAATAAAGTATGGAATTGTATAAAATGTCACAGTACCAACATGCTAAACAATACTGCCATCTCACAGACCATACTTCAGAACCCTACATTTTTGGGAGTCGTACCTGACCCGCCTCAGAGAAAAAACGGACTCATGGACAGGATGAAGTTCAACATAGAGATTGAGAGATGGGGATGGCTTGTACTGAACGAGGAAGAATTCAAGATGGCAAAGTTCAGGGACGACAACTGGAACAAGGGTGACGAGGAACTGGGCGGCATTGACACCTCGCTGGACGACAAAGAGGGAGACAAGTAATGCCGATAACCACAACCACCAAAAAACCAGTTGACAAGCAAAGCAGTGACAGGGCAAAGCCCGTTGTCACAAAATGGAAGGGAACATCAATGGTCAGGAATCATTCCTTTCTGGCGACTGTCAGGGAAATTATTAATTTTTCGGCTGAGATAGACGTGTGCAGAATCGGGCTCATCGGTTCAATGCACTCTGGAAAGTCAACGCTGAGTCAGAGCATAGCACATGCGATACACAAGCATGCGGAATTGCCATACAAGATTAAGATTCTGTACAAGGAAGATTTGCTTAACTTTGAGAAGACATTGTTAGACTTAGAGCCTGTCAACTATATCATGATATTTGACGACGTTTCGTTCATGGGTGCAACTGCCAACAAGAAGCAGATAGAGATGGTAAAGTCAGCCGTGACGACAATCAGGCACCTCGATGGCGGTCGTGACGTTAAGGTTATCGTAATGATGAACTACCACTATTCGATGGGTCTTGACAAGTATCTTCGTTCTGCTGACTTCAAGTACGTTACGACGGTGGACTCATCAGAAAACGAGAACATGATAAACATGTTTGGTAAAAAGTACACCGACAAGATTCTTGACTTTAAGAAGTACAGACACATGGCTATCACCAAAAAATACTGGCTGATGAAGATTGCAAAGAACGGTGAGCCGTTCAAGTATGATTATAGAAAGCCGTTCATCCCCGTGATGTTCTGGAACGAAAACTCGCTACGCTTTGTGGTATCGCCCACAAGACAGTGGCAAGACCCGATATGTTCAAAATGCTCTGAAGCCACGACCTCAGGCGAACTTGAGTCTGACGTACCTATCGCACAGTTCTGTGACGAAAGCGAAGCCAAATGGGACAAGCAGACATGGCTGGCAAGTATCAAGCTTAACATGTATGTCGAGGGCATGACGGTGTACAATCCTAAAATCATATCATGTCTGAAATACATCAACAAGTGCAGGGAAAAGAAGCTGATTACGCTGGAAGCCATAGCCGCACATTACGACTTTGTACCAAAGAAGACTAGGCTTCGCAAGAAACTGTCGGGAGTGGTAAATGATGAGTAATCTTGACAGCTTTATCTCGTCTAGGTGCAAAAGCGTACTGCACTCGTTCTGCTCGGAAAAGGCATGTATATGCTGGTGTCACCTAATGGGGAACCACTGACATGAGGATTTGCTATGACTGCATGGAAGTCGCACCGTATCTGGTGCTTGACAAGGGCATGAAGGTATGCCAGTCATGTTTCCACAGAAGGTACTCCAAGAAGAAGTATGTGAACAACAACTACCAGTACAGAAAATATACAATCAAGGACGTAAAGAAACATCTGGAAAAGGATTGGGACTAGTATGTACAGTATGAGAAAATGAATACTGTTAATTCTTCCAGTCTTCTTTTAGAACTGTCCACATTGACTTGCAAAATCTTTTGATGTTGCTCATAATCATTAGGTCACACATCGTAATGCTCTCTCATGTGTTCGGATAACTCATGTACCGTCTTCTTGCAGAGTTCGCACCAGTTGTTTTCATGTCTGTTGGAAAAGTCTTTCATCCTAACTTTCCTGTAAAGAACAATTTCCAGAACCTAAACGTAAATGCGTGTTTCCATAATTCTATTTCACCTTTGATTGCTTTCAATACGTTCAATCCTTAAAGTCCTCTTTGGCTACCTTCCACATGGTAGTCCAGAACTTCTTTGTAAATATCAGTCTTACGTCACACATGGTCAGTCAGATTCCATGTCTTCTTCCTTGTCCTTGCCCATCATGGCATCAAGGAAGGAACGTCTTTTCTCGCCCTTGACCTGATAGGAACGTTCAATCTTGTTTCTTGCAATCTTGTCTATCAAGGTGCTTTGTGCGGAGCCGTTCTCTCTTATGCTCTCTGAGGATTTTGAGTCGATTGAATACTGGTATGCGATAACCAGTTCCTTGATTTGTTCCGACAGTGCGGTTGCCTTTCGTCTGGACATGAAGTTGAAAGCCTGTGCGGATAGGTTCTGAAAGTTTTCAAGTTCCAGTACGAACCTTGCAAGGTGCGGTGATGCGACGATAAGTGTCTTGTAGTATAACGACTTTGGGTCAATGACCAAAGACTTTTCAAAGGTTCCGTCTTCCAACGGAACGTGTTCGATTCGCTGGACGGACTGTACAAGTATGTCAACTAAGTCCTTGTGTTCCGGTTCGCTTTGTGGTATCATAGCCCTGATGATTCAAGTTACTATAACCTTAAAAGGATAGTGGTTTTGAAAAAACATATTGGCACGGTCAAAGAAATATCACAGGGAATATTCCAAAAAATACAGGGAAGACGACAAGGAAATATCCAAAAAATACAGGACACTTGGCGTCACCGGAAGCTTTTCGGCATTTAGAAAGTCAGAGAAAAAGAATAAAAAGTCATTGATATAACTAAGATTGAAAGTATGCCCTTGCTTTCCCCCTATCCTTTACGGGATAGGGAGATAATATTAAATAGATAACTATACGATTAAGATTACAATGGGCGTTTTACATGGCAGAGATTTACTTTCACCTAAATGGATAACTGCCATAATTTCTGATGCCTCACACAGAGTTCATTTCGTACCAATCAAACATACCATCGGTGACTACTTTATCACCGACATTGACGGTGACGTCTATGCCTTCAAGATTGACGGCAGAAGAATATTACAATACAGGGAATCAATGGTCAAGACATTTAGAATATTACAGTATGACATTTCACATCATCTTCCGTTAAGTGCTGATGGCAAGGAACTGGAAATCATACTGGAACTTAACAAGCTTCCAAAGGTTGACGGCATGCTTGCAAACATATTCAAGATACTTGGCTCAAAGGAACGTGACGACTTTGTATCTCACAAGCTGTCAGAACTGATTGACAAGATTCAGGGATATGAAAAGGTTCAGGCACAGACGGAACTCAACGAAAGATACTCAAAGGAAGCCATGAACATGATTAACTATCTAGACCACTTGGACGTCAGGGAAATTGTCACGCCTCTAAAGAAGGTGTCAGAGTTTATTCAGGAAGACCTGATTGCGACAGACCCAAAGTTCATGGGCACTATCGTATCGTCATATCAAAGAACCGATATGGAGCACAAGAAGGTTACAAACACGCCTATCGCTTCCAAGCAGGCATGGATTAAGTTTGTCGCTATCTTCATGGCTATCGGCATGGTAGGTGCGGTAGGCTACATTGTCTATGACGGTGGACATTTGGACTCAATGATGGGTGGCATGTCAGTGCCAACACTGGGTCAGTTAGATGATGCAACAATCATGGCAAAGTATCCTGACGGTGAGTCGCTCAGACTTGCAGTCGATTCAGGCGAGGTTGACTATACAAAACTGTCCTCTGTCGCACAGAGTATCGTGGACGAGCATAGAGAGTCATTCCCTATAATGTTACAGCCTGAAGAACCAGTGGTTGTCATTGAGCCTGAGGTTCCGGTACAGCCTGAACCCGTAGCCATCGAGGTCGAACCAGTTCTAATCGAACAACCTTAATACTAGAAAAGGATTTCAATGACTGTGTACCTGTACGTTCTGCTGGCAATAATTGCAGTATCATTCGCATCCAACGAAGTATATGCACAGGCACAGACAGTGGTTATCACGGGTGACGAAAACTTACAGCCGTGCTTTATGAACATGACGGCTGGTGCACAGATGTGGGAAAACTGCGGTGCATCTGATGATTACTTGGACTTTGCACTAGCACCTTTTGAATACATCACTGGCGGTTATTTCTCAATGATACTTGTTACGATATTTGTCATCATGTCCTACATCAAATATCATACCGTGTTATACCCAATGCTTATCGGTCTACTGTTCCTTCCAATAAGCTATACGTTCTTCCCAGACACTTTCTTGGTATACGCATTGGCACTGCTCGCAGTTGGTGTGGGTGGCTCATTGACATACATGCTTCTGTGGCGTGGACGAAACTAAGTCACGCCTAGAGTTTACTTTAACATTATATACTAGAAATATTTGAGAGTAAGCATAATGGTCGAAAACAACATTATGGCATTAGTAGGTGCCTTCATAGGCATAGCTATCCTTCTTGGGATTGGAACTCAAATCCTTGGCAACTCAGTCCAAGATTGTACCAATTTGTCAGACTACGACGCAACCTCCGGTGCAACACAAACCGGATGGGCAGCACAATGTGAAGCTAACAACAGCCAAACACAAAACGCATACGCATTATTAATCATCGTATTAATTGTGATTGCAGCAGTCGTAATTTTGACAGTAGTCAAAATGCTTTAAGTCTAAAAAACTTAAACATTTTTACTTTTTTAAATAACTTTAATAATGACTGACCGCACTTGTTGGTAGTATGAGTAGTCTAATCTTCTTGGGATTTTCGGTTATACTGTTCATCATATCCTACGGTGTCATGTTTACAATCGCACCGATGATACTCGGTTCTGTATTCACAGTCATGGAAGCAAACCTTACCAACGGCTCAATGACACAGGAATGGATTGACATGTACAACCAGACCAAAGAGACAACTCAATATCTAGTTCCGTTGATTCCCTCAATCGGCATATTCATTCTGGTAATCAAGGTACTCATGGTTGCAAGTGCTAGAGGGCGTGACTGATTATGAACTCAAAGGTTATACTGGTTATACCCTTAATGGTATTCCTACTCGTACCGACTGCTGTCTTTGCACAGACCGACTTTGGTTCGACAAGCAATCAAACTATTTCTGGTTTTGAACCCCTTGAAGATATTGTAATGACACCGCCACCAAGCACCACTCCGCTTAACGAATACACATTTACACCGTCACAAGAAATTGAGATAACCACACCGATAACTGGATTAGTATCATCCCCCCCAGATGGATTTGAAAGTGTGACAGTAGAAAAGTTTGGCACAAACTATGAAACCTTTGTAGATGAATCGGGATATTTGTATAGAGTTTATGACATGTGGAGTAATGTAACCATAACAGGATTAGTAAATTCAGAACAAAGAACATTCCAACAGTATAATGATTCTTGGCATTACGAATTAGATGCTGATAATAAAATTATAATAATTAATGATATGGTAGAGCAATCTGAATACCCACAAGTCACAGAAAACTACACCATTGAACAAATAGATGATGAAACCTTTTTGTACTCAACTCATACCCCATACGTTTCAGACGGATATGACTGGAAGCCATACGTTCTAGGACAGGATGAAAACGTAGTTCAGGTACAGGTTGCTGGTGGAACTATTGTCTTTGACAAAGTAGCTGGTGCGGTTACAATATTCAATGACTATGAAACCGTAATTGATTCTGACAGTTATACCGTAAGAACCGCATTGTTAGATTCTGACGTTTGGGCTAGCCTTGATGTGAACAATGCCGATGTCGAAACTACCGTTGTAGAGGATGGCGACAAAGTAACAGTCTCGTTCATTCGTGAAAATAACGAGGGGTTGTTCAAAACTGAATACGTCATTGGCAGCGGACAGGTAAAGACAACTGCATACTTTACAAACTACATCTATGATAATAACAAGTTTGCATTTACACAAACTTTGGACTTGCCTGACAGCATAATATCCCTAAATGAAATGGAGTCTATTGACTTGACCGATTACGTTGGTCAGTCTTTTCCTAGAGAAGTGCTGGAACAAAACGAGGATTTGATTTTAAACATAAAGGACATGTATTATAGTTCAGGATTGGGATTTGATAATTTGTGGAGTGTCAATGTTACAACACCAACTAAGGTCAGTTTGGATTATGCCAACGTAGAACAAACACAAACTGTGATAGGTGATACAGTAGAACTTGATCCTATATTTGGGATAGGTACAACTGCTGGATGGATTAGATCAGTTGGCGTAACCTCAACCCCTAGTCAAAATTGTCCCGTTGCTTCTGATTCTAAAATTTATTATTTGAGAAACTATAACTCATATCCAAGCTATAACGGTTGTAGAGCACCAATAGCCGAGTTTGACGTATCATCTATTCCAGATAATGCAACTGTAACAAGTGTTAATATCAACTATGAGATTGATTGGGTATCTGGAGCTTCCAACGGCATGAACGCAGTTGATTGGAACGACATTTCAATAAAAGACCATACCACAACGATGATAGGATGGGATGATGCAACCAACGCATCATCAGGACAAAGTTATGTTACAAATGAAACGGGTGGCAACGGTTCGGCAGGAGATATAGTCAATGTCAATTTGGGAACTTTGGGAAATACCAATGTTGAAAATCAATTAAACGCATCAACTTCCGTTGATGGTGTGGCTGATTGGTTCAGTGTGGGTTTTCCTTTTAGTAACACAACTCAACAATCCTATGTGCGTGATGTTGGCTACAAAAATGTTGCAATGTCAGTAGTTTACACCTTACCCCCATCAACGCCAACTAATGTCACTACAACTGCCAACGGTTCAAATGTTGACTTGTCTTGGACTGCATCAAATTCAAATTCTGATTATATAGTATCAAGTTCTGCTTCAACTGCTGATGGAACCAACTATGGTGCGACAAATGGGGTAAGTGGAAAGATTGGTAACGCATGGGATTTTGATGGAATAAATGATTATGTAAATATTCCAAGTATTACCAATGGATCTAATGGTTATACTTGGTCGGTGTGGGCGGATATTACTTCAAATGGTAATGGCATGGAAATTTTAGGCAAGGCAAATGCCGGTAATCTCTTAATTCCTGACGAATCAACTTATGGTTCTTCATGGGCTAGCGTTTACTTTGCTGGGACAACTTCTGGAACTGGAATTAATACAATGGATTCGGGATGGCATCACTATGTTGGAGTAACTGACTGTGCAGGATATTCCCAATGGCAGTGTCCTGTGACAATTTATATGGATGGCTCTAGTATCGCAACTGGAACAAGTGGATATTATGCGGATAACTATTATTTTTTAGGAGCTAGAAACAATAGTGGATCACCAGCATACTTTACAAATGGAACAATAGATGAACTTGCAATATATCAAAGAGCATTAACATCAAGTGAAGTTGGTACACTTTACAATTCAGGTAATGCAAATACTCCTAATTCAATTTCCACAAGCAACCTATCACACTATTACAACTTTGAGCAAACTGGAAATACATTAACTAACATGGCAGTGACAGTCGATCCTTTAGTTGTAACGTATGATGTAAAGCGTGACGGTACAAGTCTAGGAACTACGACCAATACTTCATTTACAGACACTACTACTGCTTACGGTACACCTTATCTTTTTAGTTTGACAGCTTCCACAAGTAACGGTACAAGTCCATCAACAGCAAACATTCCAATTACACTTACAGTTCCAGAACCGACAAATCTTTCCGCATCATTGAACGCACCAAACGTTGACCTGTCATGGACAGGTGCAAGCGGTGCAACGGGCTACAAGATTGAACACAGTACGGATGGTACGACTTGGACTAACGTAGTTGCAAACGCATCTGCAAATCCGTGGACATGGGATAGTGCAAACAGTTTTAGCATTAGTGTTAATGGTACTGAAATTACTAAAACAAGCGGTGCTGGATGGAACAGTTACATTAGAACCAATCAAACCATAACGTCAGGTTCAGGCGGTTCGATTGCATGGAAATTACCAACTGCGACCTCAAACAATTATGAAACAGGTGGATTCAGTCAAGGAAGTTATACACCGAACAGTACATACAGTGACTTCAAATACAGTATCATGTTTATCAATTCAGGACAAGTACAAGTATGGGAAAATAATGCTCACATGGGTAATTTCACAATAACTGGATTTAACCCATCCACGTCAGTCTTTAAAGTAGATATGGACAATACTGGAACTGTAACCTACTGGCATAATAATGAATTACTTCATACAAGTAATACCACAGCAAGTGGAACTTATTACGGACACGCTGCATTATACACTCAAAATACTACATTATTGATGTTGGATGAGTCTTACTCCCATACCGCACCGACACAAAACAGCGATAACTATTATCAGGTCAAGGCACTGATAGGCTCTGCCGAGTCAACTGCCAATACTGGATCATCAACAATAACACCAGTCAATTACAGAACATACACTTCAACTGCTTCCGCATCAACCTGTGACACTGGAACAATAACTGCTGACATAATGCACGAAATCGGCATGCCCTCTCAAGTTGGTGGAAACCGATACTGTCTTGTAACTTCAATGGAATATGACATATCCGCAATTTCTGATGCTGCAACAATTACAAGTGCAGTTATCGAAGAAAGCCATGTCATTTGGTCAACTGGATTTTCCCCATCATGTGACTATAAATCCAATATGTTCTATCAGCCATCAACCTCAACAACACAGGAGAAATGGGATTCCGTAATAGCTGGTACAGTATATGCGAATGATCCAGCCTGTATCACAGGTTATACAAGTAACAACGTGTATGACGTACCGTTAAGTGCACAGGCTATGACAGACATAGAAACACAGTTGTCAGGGGATTGGTTTGGAATTAATTGGGCTATTGATAACTTCCCAAGTCTAGCCAATGCTGGAACTGTCGGTACACCAGCATCAATCTATAACGGATCATCATTACTAAAATTAGAATACATAGCACCAGCTAGTCTAGCGGTCGGTGGCACACCTGATGCACCTACTGGACTTACTGCGACATTCAATGTGACAACTGCCGACATGGACTTGGCATGGAGTACCCCAGCATCCGATAACGGAAGTGCAATAGTTGGTTACAAAGTTGAAGTCTCAACTGACGATATAACTTATACAACACTGGTCGCTGACACTGGAAACACAAACACAACTTACACAGATCTAAATCCTACAATGGGTTCACTCAACTATTACAAAGTTTCTGCGATTAACGCATACGGAAGTGGTGCAGTTTCAAACACAGACAATGACATGGCTGGCGTACCACCTGATGCACCAACGATAACCTCAACCTCAACTGACAGTGCAAACTCAGCACCTTTGGAAATCACAGTTAACTGGTCTGCACCAACGGTAACTGGAACTGCTGGAATTTCTAACTATGAGGTCTATCGTGATTCCACATTGATAACGACAGTCGGCAATGTCACAACCTATGTTGACACCGTTCCGACTGGCGGTGGCACGTTTGTCTATGAATTGAAATCAGTAACTCCGCATGGAACTTCCGTACTGTCTGCAACTGCATCACACACGACACCGACTCCACCGCCAGCACCGACTTCATCACCTACACTTGACATAGCAAATCCAAACCCGTCACCGTTTGACGTAACCGTAACGTTTGCCATGCCATCGTCAGGCGGTTCAGCAATCACATCATTTGAGATATTCAGAAGTACCGATGACGTAACGTTTGCATCAGTTGGTACGACCTCGACTTTGATATTTTCTGACACAGTTCCTAACGCTGGAACTTTCTACTACAAGTTTGCAAGTACGAACCTTGTTGGAAACTCTGGACAGTCTCCAAGTGGCAGTATAACAACAGCAACCGTACCTGATTCGCCTACCGTCACACTCGCAATTAACAATCCAAACACCTTGCCATTTGACATTACCGCAACATTTGTAGCACCAGCAAGTGACGGTGGAAGTGCACTCATTGATTACGACTTGCAATATTCTGACGACAATGTAACATTCGCTGAGATTGCTGGCGGTATAACTGGATCATATACTCACACGGTAGCAACGGCTGGAACGCATTACTTCCAAGCAACTGTCCGTAACAATGTCGGTGACAGTGTAACTGGCGTGGTGGCAAACATGGACACGCCAACCGTGCCTGATGCACCGACAGTAGCCGTGACAACTGACAATCCTAACACAAATCCGTTGGACATAACATCCTCATTTGTAGCACCAGCCGATAACGGTGGAAGTACAATAACTGGATACAACTTGTTCGTATCGGATGATGATATAACCTACACTCAAGTTCAAACCAACGTGACCGCTGATCAAGTCACGACAGTTGCAAGTTCTGGAACATATTATTTCAAAGCACAGGCAATCAACCTAGTCGGTACAAGTTTACAGGGTAGTGCTTCGATAAACGTCACTCCGACATTACCTTCAGTACCGTTGAACGCTACAAGTGCAATATCAAATGTTGACACAGCACCTTACACAATGATTGTCTCATGGGATACACCGACTTCAAACGGTGGTTCTAACCTGACTGGATATGACGTTTACAGAAAACAGGGCAGTGCATCACCAGTGTTCATTACAAACACGACCGCACTAACTATAACCGATACAGTTCCAAGCGTACTCAGTACCAACTTTACATATCAAATTTATTCCGTGAACAACGTAGGTCAGTCCGCAACATACGTTGACACCGTGGTAACGACAAACAACGTGCCTTCAGCACCAGTACTCGCAGTGACAACTGGAACCACAGTGCTGTCATGGAACGCACCAGCCAGTGACGCAACAATAACAGGCTACAAGGTGTTCAGAGACAGCGTGTTACTTACGACCGTAACCACCCTGACACACACCGACTTTACCACAATCGTGTTTGGAAATTCCTACGTCTATAAGGTAGTCGCAGTATCGTCATTGGGTGATTCCGCAGACTCGAACAATGTCACAACGACTCCTGAGACAGAAATCACTGGCATGGTGGCACTGGGAGTCACTGGAACTGGTGCTGTAATTGACTGGGACGAGCCAGCATACTATCAAGGTCAGGTAACTTCGTATAACGTGTACTATGGAAACAGTGGAACACCAGCCACAGGTGCGGGAACCACGACCAATACATATTCCAACTTTGCACCGCAACTGGATTATGATACAACATACGTCTTTGGTGTAAGTATTAACTCACCTCTAGGCAACTCTGGACTCAGTAACATTGTTGCAATAACAACTAACGTTGACACCAGCATAGTTTCATCCGACCCTACTACTGGCGGCATGTCATGGTTTGACATTGACTCCGTGAACAATCAGTCAGTCAACGTCATAGAGTTCCAAAGAGAGACTCAGGACGACATAGTAAACGGCACAACCGTCGTGTTTGACACATTACAAGTCGGCTACCCTTCATGGTGGGACGAAATGACATGTGACGTTGACTACAAGTTCGCTGGACAGACAGACCAATATGTCGAGGGAACTGACATGGTGGCAGTGGTTAATCCGGCAGATGGCAACCAGCAAATCATAGGATTCCAGTTCCATGACATTGACAACGAAGTCGTCACGGTACAGTGTGCACCTCAACAAACAACACAAGATGATGGCGTATCAGCAAAATATGTCATGACACAAAACAGTTTTGGTACCTTACAGGCTGACGGGACTTACACAGAGGGACTTCCTAACATCCCAATAGTGTCACAGATTACCAACTTTTCAAACGGAACCTACGGAACTGACGGTGACTTTGGTGCATTGAACATTGTCGGACTGTTTGCAATATTGATTTCAATGGTAGGATTTAACAGGCTAAACCCAATAGTAGGTGTACTTTTATCAGCCAGTATGATATTCGTATTGTCATGGTTCGGAATTATAACAATACCAACTGCACTGATAGGTGCAATAGCATTGGTCATATTCCTAGCATGGGGAGCTACGAGGAATAGATAATGGTAAGTCTTAACGAAATAGCCATGTTTACAATCATCTTTGCGTATGTATCATCATTTGCATTTTTAGGCGTACAGGATTCGGTAGGCGACCTTGTGGGTGTGGATTTGAAGGCATTTGATGTGGCAACTGGTGGATTCACAGGCGAGACAATAAAAACAGAGATACAAACAATGACAGATACCTTTGCTGGATGCTATGACAATCAGACACCGCCAGTACTGATTGGGGGTTTTAACAGTCCAACATATACAACTGAAGCATCATGCAATGCGGCTGGATATACTTGGGATGTGGGTACGGGCTCGTCTTTCTCACAAATGTCTGCTCAGACTGCTCGCATGCAGATAACAATGGCTGACGAACCATCAATCACGAACAATCCAATCGCAAGTGCAACGACAATGATATTCCAACTGTTCCAAATCGTAACTGGAACCTATGCGTTCAATCTGCTAATATTCATGGGAATTCCCCACATATTCGTAGTCGGCATTACGGCTGTGTATGTAATACTGTTGGCAATCTATGTCTTTGAGAAACTACACCCATGACCGACAAGGAATACGAAGAACGACCCGAATGGGCTTGGCTTGTAGAAGATTGATACCCAAACTATCAAACTAGGCACAAGTAATGATAGAACCTAGTCTCTAAACAGTAACAACTGCAAGGTCTGCATGATAAAGTGGAACGTCATGAGAATTCCAAACATAAAGTTTACCAAAATCCAGACTGGATTGACCAGTGTTATGACATAGTTTTCAATCAGTGTCGTAGGCTGTGCCTGTTCGGTTCCAGTAGTAGCAACGTCATACAGTCCGACGGTTTCCCCCATGCCAGCCAGCAAGAAGGCACAGACTATTGACGGAATGAGATACATGGCACGGGTAAATGACTGTGATTTGGTCTGAGGTGCCTCACGAATAGTAGAAATGATTAGCATAAGCATACCTGAGTATGCAATAAATGCGTAAACTGCAAACTCGATAATGCTAATGTCAGCCATCTAAATTTCTGTTGCGGTTCTGCTATATAAATAATATTTATTAACTTAACTGACTTGGTATAGTCAATGGCACAATCTGACTTGGAAAAAGAACTGACAAAACAGTACGAGGATGCAAAGTCAAAGTCTGCTGGCGAGGTCGCAACCGCACAGATTGAGGTCTATGAAGGTCAAACGTATGAGGCAAAAAACGCATACCAAGAGGCAAAGGCAAAAAGGTCAACGGCAAGAGGCAAACTTCCTGAGAAAATACCTGACGACAAATATTACAAGGAAAGACTGTTGGAAGCCCAGTACATCAAAGCTAGAGTATCAAGTCCAGAACAAAGAGAAGAAATTGATGATTATACCACTGAAATAAAGAAACAGCAAAAGGCACACGCAACCGTACAGGTGTTGGACAAAGCCATGCCGTCATTGTATTCAAGTGCCGTTGAGGAATCAAAGGCGATAGAAACCAAAGTAGAAAAAGCAAGAGTTACAGAATTAAAAAGACAAGAAGAACTATTCACAGGATTTCAAACTGCAATTACAACGGAACAAAAATCCGAGAGTGCTAGAATTAAAAAGATTGAAGACGCAGAGGCAAAACGAGTTGCAGATATTACGGCATTGGAAGCCAAAAAAACAGCAGAAGCAAAAGCACTGGCAGATTCCCGACAGGCTATGTTTGACTCTACAAAGGGTATTGGAAAGAACATGAGTAATGAATTACATTATTACCAGTTTGCAGGGTTGCCGTTTGAACATGGTGATGTCATAGCAAAAGACAGAGGGCGTGGTTCAAGATGGTCGCCATCATGGAATGTATCACCGCTATACTATGAGAGGGCTTCTGACAAATTTGGCATCACCCCAGAACAGGCAAGAGATGCTTCATTAGTTGGTGCTAGGACACAATCAGGCAAGGCACGAGATAACGCACTTCGAGCATTTCAGGATGCCAATGACGGTGGCAACAGAGCAAACCAATATGCACAAAATAGAGCATTGGCAAAAAAGACAACCGCATCGGCATACGGTTCAATGTCAGCGATTGAACGGTCAACAAGTTCCGCATTGGCTTCGGAGTTTGCAACAAACCCTGATGCAAAAAAGAAAAACGATTTGGGTGTGTTACATGAAACAAGTGGCGGCTTGATTGGTAAGTCAATAAAAGATACTGGTGTTGCAAAAGGGGAACCTTCATCGTTCAAGGTGTATGAAACAAACGAGAAGTTATACAAGTCAAGCAACGGATTATTGGGAAAGAAAGATGTCACTGCCAAAGTCATGCCAATCATCGAGAAGCAAAGAGAAACAGAGCTGGCAAACAGAAGGCAACAACAATATGTTGAAGAACTTCGTGCTGGCAATATCGGTATCGCAACTGCATTGACAAACCCACAGACGACGCAAAGTTATCAAAACACTTCAACTGTGAATCTTAAAGCATATTTGGATGACCGCAAGATTGTGGCTCACACAACATCTGACTCGTTGTTTAGTGCCGATGTAGACAAAAGAGGAATGGGTGTAAAGGTTACTGGAAAGGAAGTCACTGAAAGAAAACAAGCACAGGAAAGGATTGATGTTTTCAAACCTACGGTTTACAACACGCAAAAAGTGGAAGGTTCAACTGCTGTAAAATTTACCAATCTGTCTGAACCGACTGTCGGCACACTTGACTCAGGCGGTGTGTTGACAAAGAAAGATTTTAATCCTTATTCTGCCAGTGACCCTATCGGAATGGCACAGGGCTATAAGTACACGGTTCCAAGCAAAGGCGTTACTGCTTTCCCTACATTGACTGGTCAAACATTTGACGCAAAGACCCCCACTTCTTTTGATACAATGGCTGAAGCAAAGGCATATCTTAAAGAAAGTAAACCGAAATTATTCTCTGGAACCGACAATGAAATGTTTAACAGATGGAATTATCCTTCGGCAGTTGACACTGGCGAGGTGATACATCCAAGTAAGACCAAAACTTTGTATGACGACGTAAGACTGGGATTTGGATACGTCTTCAGACCGACTTACAATATCGGTGCCACTGTTTACAATTTAGCACAGCCTGAGAATAAACAGGTTCCAATATTTGCAACTGCCGAAGACAAGTTAATCGGTGGTACTATCACTGATGTTATGGACGGTACACCGTTAAAAGGTACAGGTGTAACTGGATTTGCTGACTATGTTGTAGAAAACCCGTTAAGGGCTTTGGCTGAAGTTCCAAGTGCCGTTGTCACAGGTGTCTTGGGTGGCAAGGCAGTAACTTATGGAGTCAAAGGAGTTAGTGCTGGTGTAAAGGCATCAACAAAACTTGGCAACAAGATAATTCAAAGTGAGGCACCTACAATCATCAAGGTTCCGACTATGGCTGTGATGGGTGCCGGTCAGGCAGTTCAACGTGTCGGTACAAAAATATCCGCAGTTCCAGTGAAGATAGGAAGTGCAGTTTACGATTACGGTACGATTCCAAGAGGTATGAAATATGGTACGCAGGTTTTCACAACCCCGCAACAGGTGGTACGTCAGGGAATTGTAAGACCTTATGACAGTGCGACAATGTTTCAGGGAAATCGTGTCGGGTTTGGTGCTAAGGCTAATTTTATTTTGACACCTTCAGGCAGAATGTTTGTAAGACAGTCAACTGATATTGCCGGTGAGATAGGTGCAAAGCCGCAGTTCCTTAACAGACAGGTTGCCATGTTTGAGAATGAAAACGTCGTAGGATTCGCAACAAGAGGCAAGATGAAAACAACAAAATATGAAATGCCAAAAGAAACACCGTTCAAGTCTGATGTGTTTACACCAACTGGTAAAACAAAATTAATTCCAAAAGAAACCCCTTATTCAAAACCGTTAGATTCTGTAACAAGTATTAGAATTGGTAAACCTGATATACAAACGCCTACCGTTACATCACCATTAAAAAAACCTGATATTTTTGACAGAATTAAATCAACCACGTTGTACAGAACAAAAGTCAGTACAAAACAATACAAGACAAACATTGACGAGGTTACATTTTACTCAGATACCACTGGTGATTTGGTCAAGGGTGTCAAAAGACCTAAAGCCGAATTGCAAGGCGAGGGTGTCAATTACAGGGGATTTGAAAAGCCTGAGATAACTGGAACCCGAACAAGACTTCAGGATTACAAGACTTCAACAAGTCAGTCAACAATCAAAGGTCAGCTAAAGTATTCTGAAGTTGCCGGTGGCAAGATAAAGTTCAAGGGAAGTCCGATAAGACAGGTTGACACGATAGTCACTGGTGCAAAACTTACTGGCAAAAAGAACTTGAAACTAATTGATGATATGGTAGAAGAAGGACAGATTGAAGAAGTTGGAAAGAAGACTGTAATGAAGGGGACTGATTATTTCGGGGGTGGCAAGAAGGCTGGTCAGTTAAAACAGTCATTGGAAAGCAGAAACCCTACAACGTATGAAGCCCAAAGTGGAAAGATAAAACCAAAAGATGAAACAATACTTTACGGCGTAAGCAAGGGAAAGATTCCAGTTGACAAGAAGGCTTTCGCACAGACCATGAAGGAGTCAAACCTTCTCAGAGAGATGGCAGACAAAGCACCGCTAAACAAAAAGCCTGTCGTCCCAAAGGGAGTTGACGAGCCAGTAGGAAAGTATCACGCATTTGTCGGTGAGTCAAAGTCAACTGGTAAGACTTTTCAGGGAACTAGAATTGAACTTGGTTCAGGCATTGGTACAACGGGTGTCGGCAGTAGTTTCACAAAAACAAATGTTGACTTGGGTAAAGGTGGTGGTATCTCTAACATAAAAGATGTTAAAGGAATGTCTAGCAAACCTGATGTTGTTGGCGTTACAACCAATAGAATAAACGTAAAAAAGTTTGAAGAACCTAAAATACAAAAAGGTGATAAGATAGTTGACGGTAAAGAGGGGTCAACTGTTCAAAGAACAAAACTTGATACATTCCAAGAAACCAAAATCAAACTGGGTCAAAGTGCAGTAGCAAAACCAGCACAGATACAAGTGCCAAAAGTTAAGGCTAGTGTCAAGTCACCAAAGGTTTCGCCAAAAGTTAAACAGATTGTCACACCTACCGTAAGTCAAAAAACTGGAACTGGTTTGGTACAAGAAACTGCACAGTTGACCAAGCAACAAACAAAACAACAATCTAAGATTAAACAGTCACAACGACTAAGAGCAATTCAAAGTCAGGTTGCAGTGACAGCAGTAGTTGCAAGAACGGCACAGATTCAAGCCACCGCCACAATGACACCATCAGTATTACAAAGAACTGTTGCAAGAAAACCAGCAGTGACCATGAACATTGACTTGCCTGTCCCTGAAAGAAAGCCAAGAAAAACAAAGCGTGGAAAGAAGGCTGGCTTTATCGGCAACGTAAGACTTGACAACGTCATGGGCATGTACAAGAGAAAGGAAATTACATACGGTCAGAAGAAAGTTAAAAAATTAGAAAGACAGGACATGAGACTGACGGCTGGAACCTCAAACAGAATATCAATGCCGGCATCAGGACTGCTAAAGACCAAGAAGAAGAAGAAAAAGAAAACTGAAACAGTCTTTGGCAGAACCGTAGCAAAGACTAGGGACGAGTTTTCAGGATTCGTATCAAAGCCTAAAGGCAAAAAGAAAGGCAAGAAGAAAACCAAATCTACAAAAGTCAGATTAATGTAGAAAGATATATTAAAGCAAAAGATTCTATACTACATGTTGTCAGAAAATAATAACGGTTCAACTGTCGCTGTAAGCAACGAGGTACTCGCAGATATTCACAAACTATGCAAGCGGGACGACCTCAAGGTAAAGGCAGTTGTGAACATGGCTTTGAAAGAGTATCTGAAGGGCAGGGTACAATGACCTTAAAGCATACCTTAGAAAACTATCTGGGAAATTTAGTGAACTCTGACCCCAGAGTCAAAGAAAATCTCGATAAGTTGTTTCCCAATGACTCGACCCTGAGGGAAATAACTGACAGCGTTGACAGTGAGGTTACAACAGACTCACAGGAAGGTGAAACAAAAGAAATGGCAAAATTTGAAAAACAAGAATCAGAATACATAAGCGGAAACGACTTGGTTGGTATCGATGATGTTAGATTTGAAATCCTTACGGAAGCGAAACTGGAATCTAGTAACTTCGGTATGAAGCCAAGATGCTCTGTCAATGTATCAAAGAAGGGTGTGACGACAAAACACACATGGACTCTGAACCAACAGAACGTCAACTATCTGATTGACTCTTTTGGCGACGAATCAACCACTTGGGTTGGAAAGTCCGTCGGCGTGTTCGTTGAAAACATCAAGGGTAACAATGCAATCAGAGTGAAGGCATAGTGTGTTACTCTCAATTTAGAATGTCACAGGTTTTGAAACGTGACACATCTAATCTTTTTTCTAAACAGGATAAATCAGACGAGGACAACAATGAAGCCAGTAAACCTTAGCACCCAGTTTCTATTATTCTTCATACCGGTCGCAGGGTATTACGCATGGTACAGGATAGGCAAACTATGGTCTGGATTCTTTTTGAACCTCGCACTGGGACTTACGGTGGTTCCGTTATTTGTTTTTCCAAACATGCTTCTGTATCAGAACTTTATGTTCCTAAGCATATCGATGGTCGGACTTGCGATAAAAATATACTTTTTAGTAAAGTGGTCTAAACAACATAACGAGAGGTGTGAGAATGACAAAAAGAATTAAGTGTACAATGTGCGGTGCGGACAACCACTTTGGAAACATGAAGTGCAAAGAATGTGAGCAGAACTTTGAATGAGATAATACTTGGGGATTGTCTTGAGAAGATAAAAGACATACCTGACAATTCCATTGACCTTGTTATTACAAGCCCACCTTACGATAACATTGAGGGTGCAGGGTATGGCAAAGGCACTAAAGATGTACTGTTCTTAAAGTTATATTCAGAGTTCTTTGGAAGCATACTTCAACAGGTAAGAAGGGTGTTAAAACCAACAGGACAATTTTATCTTAACCTAAAGAGTGGAACTATCGCAAAGACATTGATAACACCACATTGGATTGAGTTTCTTCCAGAGTTTAAAGACTTTAAATTAAAATCATATATTATATGGAAATACTCAGGTTCATTCGATAGTACAAAGGCAAGGTTTCATTTAGATTATGAGATAATATACCACTTATCAAAGACTGATGACATATCAATTAACTATGAGGAAGGAGAGCATGACCCGTTAACTTCAGTATGGAACATACCACATCATATTAAAGATAGGTTACACCCTGTACAAATGCCTGAGTTACTTGCGGAGAAGATAATAAAACGTGGAAGCAAAGAGGGGGAAGTTGTATTGGATATATTCGCAGGGAGTGGAACTTCACTTGTTGTTGCAAAAAGATTAGATAGAAAATACATAGGATTTGAGATAAACCCAAAACATTATGAAACAATTAAGGAGAGACTAAAATGACTGACTGCGAATGTGAATCACCGCCATGCAAGTGCCAGTCCTTTCAAAGGGATACGACATGCGACAACATTGACAGGTACGGCGAGAACATGTGCGGCAAGGAAGGAACACTCAGGGATGATTGCAACTACATGTGGAGTGCCAAGCGTGTACTGTGTGACGAGCACTATGAAGGACACAGGGACGCAGTTGATAAAAAATGCAGAATTTGTGGCACACCCAGAAGGGAATGTTGCTGTTGATGCTTGTCGGTTTACTTGCTGGACAAGGTGGTTGGCTACCGCTTAGTTAATTAGATGGGGGGGTTTACCCCCTATCATGACTGGACTTTGTAACAAATGCTTTGAATCCAATGTGGAACTGTTTGACGTGAACGAGGGAATGTATCAGTGTGAGATTTGCATAACAGGCAACGAATGAGAATAAGCAATGGTCACGCTACAAAATATCTACTGCAACAAAAATATAACCACGTTTGGCTCAAGGCGCACACAAAATTTAAAGACAAGGTACAATGTCAGGATAGTAAATACTATGCTCTTGACCTATGGAATCTATATGATGGCTTGTGCTTTGATGCCAAAGGTGTTCTATGGGCTGTCCAAATTAAGACAAACGCATGGGCGAAAGCCAGTGACATTATAGAGTTTCAGAAAGACCACAGGATAAGGTGTATCGTCTTGAACGTAAAGAAGCAGGGTTCAAGATGGAAGGTCTTTGAGAGAAAATATTTATGAAGGCATATTCTCAGTATAACTCTAGAAGGCTAGAACTGAATCATACGGAGTGCGACGCACGAAACCTAAAATTCAGCAAGGGTTACACTTGTATCGCCTCATTGATGCCTTCGCAACATTTAATATATAGTAAATTATATTTTACAACATGGAATCTAACTGCCTGCCATGTCAAAACGGCACGCATCAGGACAGACAGTGTACCTATCGTTGCAACTGCACACATGAGGCACATGAGGAATGAACTTTCCAGATAAAAAATATAACATTATCTATGCAGATCCACCGTGGTCTTATCCTAAATCTGGGGGTAAAAAATCAGCTAGGGGATTAGCAAAGTCATTCTATGATACCATGACAACAGATGAGATAAAAGATATTGATGTTCAGTCAATCAGTCAGGATAATTGTTATTGTTTCATGTGGACAACATCCCCAAAACTACCCGAATCATTAGAAGTTATGAAAGCATGGGGATTTGAATACTTTAATGTCATATTCACATGGATAAAAACAAACAAGGTATCAGATACATTATTCTGGGGTATGGGTAATACTACAAGAGCCAATGCAGAATATGTGTTACTTGGTAGAAAAGGTAAACTAGACAGATTAAATGCAGGCGTTCATTCTGTTGTAATGTCAAAGATAGAAAAACATTCAAAGAAGCCTGATGAAGTTAGAAATCGAATCGAGTCATTATATGGAGACTTACCACGTATAGAATTATTTGCAAGAGAAAAGATAAATGGGTGGGATTCATGGGGTAATGAGTTATGAGCTGGTTTAACCTGTCTGTAAACGCCAAGACCTGTAAAAGATGCAAGCAAAGAATTATGAACTATCCATGCGTGGAATGTGGATTTAATATAACCCGATAGAGGGCGTCATTCTATCGGTGTAAATGAGTGCCAACGCAAATTAGTACTCAATAGTTTAATCATGTCAAAACCTTAAAAGGTTTGGTTCGTGACGAATTTAATCTAATCAACGAACTTGTTCTAATATCTGTCATATTATATTTAAGATTACAGTAAACTGGGACATTCATTGGCGTAGCCATTGTGCTCGGTTTTAGTATTAAAGATAATCGGACACGGTGTCCGATCTTCTTATAAGTTATAACAGCACCGCTAATTGGGTTTATATATGAAAGGTTTATAAAGGTAACTTTTGGGTTATTTTAAAAAGCTTGAATAGTTTTTGTTTATATACTCATAGGCGTAAAAAAAGAGGTAACTCTGGTAACTGGAATAACCTATTTCTG